TCCGTCGATTATGCCTCGCAGGAACCACGGCTCGCCATCCATTGGGCGGTGGCCGGCGGCTCTCGTCTAGCTGCCAAGATGGCCCAGGAATTTCACGCTAACCCGAGACTTGATCTGCACCAGAAGGTGGCAGACATCATGGACATCAAGCGAAGCAAGGCGAAGATTCTCAACTTGGCCCAGATGTACGGGCAGGGGGGTGGTGCTCTATGCCTGGCTCTAGGGCTTCCTGCGGCCCCAGATAAATTCGTGAATGATTCCGGTCGGGAAATCGAGTACCTGGCACCGGGCGAAGAAGGGAAGTCTATCATCGACGAGTACAACCGAATCATGCCATTCATGAAGGCGACAGCCAAACGGACTGAAGCTGAAGGCAGGGAATCTGGGTTCATCACGACCCTTATGGGCAGGCGGTGTCGGGTGTTCTATTATCCCGGCGGAGGCGATGATGCGAGAAAGATGTTCAACAGACGTATTCAGGGCAGCGCCGCCGACATGATTAAGAAGGCGATGCTTGATGCCTGGAAGGCCGGCTACAAGCTGCGAATGACCGTACACGACGAGAACGTGTTCAGTGTCAAGAACAGCAAGGAAGCGAAGGAGTGCGTGGAAATCATGAACGCCGCGGTCTCTATCGCAGTGCCTGTCGTCTGTGACTTGGCGATGGGCCCGACCTGGGGAACCATGAAGGAGATAGTAACCTAGTCACTCAGGCGCCGGTGTGCTACCCTAGGGCACCGCAACCGGGGGATTAGTCATGAAAGACTTTGGGTCAGGGGAATGTCGATGACCAAGCGAATCGTCGAGTTACGCTGTCCGCTTGGTCGCCCAAGCCTGTTCATGTTTGACTTCAGGGGCGCTGCCGAATGCGACCGAAAGGCCGCAATGCGATTCACTGAAGAGCAGGCGCGCGAGATTGCGCGTAGGGAGAAGAAACTTCGTCCGGCAAGAAAAGTCCTGATAATCACGGTGGAGAAGTGACATGGAACTGCGGACAGCTTATCTGGCGACCAGGAAGATTTACAGCCAGAAGGGAACGCTGCTGGGGACAGTGACGTACCCCGAAGAATGGGATAGTCAAGTCGTCCAGCGCGGGGGGTTTCGTATCGCGTTCTTCGTGGACAAAAGGTCCATACGAGAACTACTGGAAACTGACGCGATTGCTGTTCCAGATGTTCGGACTCTACTTATCGTTCCATCCGTGCATGAAAAAGGAGCGGTAAAGATAATCGGAGTTTCTATGGAGGAATTTGAGCAGATGCCCTTCTGCTCGTTCCAACCGGGGGCTTCGTACATCAGGAGTCTGATGGAATGAGCAGGTACATCGTGGTTGACAAAAGCCGATTTGGGGAGATGCACGTTCTCAAGAACGGCAACATGTCGTTCTTCGGAACCCCCCGCAAGTTCCTGTCCAAGGAAGCCGCTCGAGAAGTGGCTGCCTCGTGGGCGCAGCATTTCGCAGACTGCGGGAGAGAAGGACATAAGGTCGTGGTACGGACTGTGGTCTAGCGACAGGTAGCCGTGCTAGGCTAGCGGCAGGCGCGTAAGGAGGTCATGGTGCGTAAGGGAATGCATATCCTGATCATGTCAGTAAGTCTATGGGCCGCTATCTATTCTGCGGCTGTATCTAGATGGACGATGCTGTGGATCTTCTTGGCGCTGGCGTTCGCAACCTCTCGCCTGAGCAGGAGTTCCATGAAATGATCAACCGTGCCGGATTGATTTTCTGGCTGCGAAGAAACGGCTGGCAGGAAAGCGACACTGAGGTCGAAACATTCTTCACCATGCCGAGTGTCACTCATCGGGGCTTTTATCTACTGCTCACGCTGTGGAAGACCCGGGTAACCCTGAGTGTTTGTATTCTGACAGACGACTCATACGAAGAAGTGATCGGTCGAGAACTGTACAGCCGACTGGAATATCGAAATGGCCTGCCGACGATTCCCGGCTTGGCTGATAGCGTCCATTCACCACATCGGAGGATAAAGGCGTGAGATCTACTCTGAGTGATCGTCCTCGAGATAACCGCGGGTTCATCATACCGTGGTTTGTCACGAACAAGAAGCCTGACGGTCGATGGGATTTCGTGCGGATATCTCCAAGTCAAGTCTTGCGAGCAGTGGAAGAGGATGCGTGTTGGATCTGCGGGGGGAAGCTGACGCCCTTTCGCACATTCGCTGCCGGGCCGCTGTCTGTGATGACCTGCTGCGTTGCAGAACCCCCCGGGCATCTGGACTGTATGCGATATGCAGTCGTCACCTGCCCGTTCATGACCACCCCGACTTACCAGCGATCGTTTGTTTCTGGTGAAATGCCGGGCTTCGCTATTCCGCGGAATCCCAAGGTGAGTGTTCTGGCCTCTACGAACAGAGTTCGGGTCGCCGTCAGAGATGGGGGAATCTTGTTTCATCTTTCCGGCATATTCAAGGCCGAATTTTACCGAGAAGGGCGAAAAGCGACCGAGGAAGAACTGGCAGAATCCATTGAAGAAGGACTGCCTATGCTGCTCCCGCTGGTTAAGTCGAAGAAGGATCTTGTTTCACTGGTCCACATGGCCTGCAATGTCTGGACGCTATTTCTCGGGCACGCTCACCCCGAATATGACAAACTTCGAAAGAAATACCTGGGCCTTCTTACGAATGGTACCGGGCGCCATGCCCGGCCGGCAAGCGCCAGCCAGTCGTAGCAGCCATGAAGATAATTCGCACGAATAAGCCCGCCCCGAAGGTGATCAAGAGGACTCCGAAAAAGCCAGTTCCGGAAGTTCTGCGAGAGGGCACCGGCTGGCCCGTTCACCGGGGAATTCCGCAGAGTTCCAACAAGGCGGCCCATCACGCCATAGAGGTAGAAGGAAAGATACATGTCTTCTTGTGGGAACCAGATTCCCCCCTGGAGGCCATGTGGTCGTGCGGATTGTATAGATGCTCGGCCTCGGTCATGGGCCGACATAACTACCGGGGGGAAGTGTCGGTTGTCTATCGACTAAGCCCTTCGGAGCCTGCTCCCATCCAACCTCAGCAATTCTGGAAGAAACGCAGATGAGCACCTTAGATGATCTTCTCGACTTCTACATCAAGGAAGCCTGGACAAAGGATGAAGAGGACGGCACTCTTCATCCTTCCGACATGCTTATCGCAGATAAGGGGAGACGAGCATACGAATTCAAGCACCCGACAGAAGGAAAGCCTCTGGTCACTGAAGATGTCCGGAAGGCGGCTTACATTGTCGCCTTGGCTGAGATTGCGGATGCAATGCGAGATCTAGCTCGCTGCATCAACATGCCTCACTCGGAACATCGAGTCCTCACCATCGGTCTCTGCATCCAGAATCTGCAGAATGCAGAATTCGCCATCCGGAAAGTCACTCGCACATGAGCCTGAGACCCTACAATCTGGCGAAGATCAGGCAGCCGGGCAGCCGGGCGGGCGCCGCGTGGCTCCTGGTGGATACGGTTGAAGGACCAGGAATTCATCACCCCCAGGTGATTCAATTGCTGGGAGATAATCCTTCCATCCAGGATCTCACCATGCTCCGGGACACGCTGAATATCGTGTTCGTCATTGGCCGCCGTTCATGCCAGAATGAACTCCGGCTGGCGCTTGGGATACGATCCTGGGGAGAAGATCTCACACTGGACAAGGAGTCCTGACATGTCTCTGTATCTGAAAGCCGTCCTCTACGCTGTCCCCGTCCTCATCGTCTTGGCTGTCGGGGGATATATCTGGTATCTCAAGGAACAGCTGAACGGAACACTGAAAGAAGTGTCCGATCTCAGAACGGAGGTGACAAATGTTCGTGAAAGCATCGACAATCTTCAGACGCGCCTGGGTATCGAGGACACTGTCCGCCGCACTCCTGACCCTGCTGGCGTCTTGCGCGACAGATACTCCCGTCCCACGGAGTGACAGATGCGCAGGCTGGAGAGTCATCCTCATCAGCCCGGCTGATCAGCTGACGAGAGGAACTGCTGAGCAGATCCTTTCGCACAACGAAACAGGTCTGGCCTTTCATTGCTGGAACGATAAGACCCAGAATGTGAGATCCTAGACTTCAAACCTTGGAAAGACAAAATGATCTACAGGCATCTACGTCGAGGCACCACCTATCGTCTCATCACACGCTGCCCGCTCACCTGTCAAGGCAGCGTGGCAGAAGGGATGGTTCTCAAGATGGTCGTAGGAGTAGACAACTCCATGCGAATCATGCCGGAAATGAACTGCCACTACGATTATGAAGGTCTATGGGCCAGGGGGGAACTGCAGAGCGATACCCCCCTGCCGGCCGGCACAATTCTGGTCTGCTACCAAGAAACATCCGGGTCGAATATTTTCTGGTTCAGGCCGGAAAATGAATTCGACGATGGGCGATTCGTGGAGGTGCCTGAATGAGTATGGCCCACGCCATGATCCTCATAGCCAAACTAGAGGAAGAGTTTGAGCGGCAGCAAGACGTTGCCGCTCACAACGGCAGCTTTCAGGGAGGAATGATCATCAGCGCGCAGCAGGATCTTATCCGCAAAATCAAGGAGGCTTTGCTCAAGCCATGACTGTCTATATCGACGACATGTATCGCTATCCTCTGGGCCAATTCGGCAGGATGAAGATGAGTCACATGTTCGCCGAACAGGATGAAGAACTTCACCTGATGGCCGACAAGATAGGTGTCTCACGTCGTTGGTATCAGGGAGATCACTATGACGTCTCCATGACGAAGCGCGATTTGGCGATTCAGAACGGGGCCGTCCCGGTGACTCTTAATATCGCAGCGAAGATGATGCTCCAGAAAAGATCGAATGGAGTCCTTCCCAAACCCGGAGAAGTGATCGATCCTCGGGTGAAGAAACTCGTGGCTGAAACCAAGCCCGGAAGAATTATCAGGAGAACCTCGCGATGAGCCAGACCTACACCAACGGCAGACTTACCAAGCCGAATCCTCAGCTCCCCCCGCCGAGGGATCACCAAATCGAAGCGCTCAAATTCACGCGGAAAAAGCGGAGACGGAACTACTTCGGCCTGTTCATGGATCCAGGCACCGGAAAGACCAAGGTTGCGCTGGAGAAGATGGCCGAACTCTACAACAATGACACCATCGAGGTCGCCCTGGTGTTCGCGCCTAATGGTGTCCACACGCAGTGGATCGAGGAACAGGCTGCCGAACACTGCCCGGTTCCCTGGCGGGGCATCATCTGGAGTCCACATCGCACCCGCAAGTGGAAGGACGAAACTCTCTACACTCTCAAGAAGTCGGACAGTCTCATTATTGTTTCCATGAATTGGGAGTCCCTCACCACGAAGGACGGACTGAACTTCTGCCGGTGGCTGCTGAAGAACAAACTCGTCGGTATCTGGGCCGACGAGAGCAGCCGGATTCGCAACCCGAAGGCGATTCGCACGAGGAGGGCTCTTGAGTTAGCGCCGCTTGCTGAGACGAGATCCATTCTCACTGGGACTCCCATCGCAAAGGGAATCGAGAATCTCTGGGCTCAGATGCAATTCCTCAGCCCAGAGATTCTGGATTGCAGAACCTTCGTACAGTTTAGAAGCCTCTACTGCAAAACCCGGCCAGTACCCGGCCGCAGGGGGGCTGTGATGATCTCTGGATATCAGCGAGTCGACGAACTAATGTCGCTGATCAAGCCGCACATCTTCACGAAAACAAAAGAGGAATGTCTCGACCTCCCGCCCAAGATCTACACGAAATCTCCCGTGATGATGACCGCGGTTCAAGAGAAAGCATACCAGACGATGCGAGACGAGTTGATCGTCGAATTGTCGGAACTGCAGAAAGTCACAGTCGCACATCTCATCTCGGCCAGGGCCAAGTTGCGGCAGATCGCTATCGGCTTTATCCTGGACAAGAACAGGGTCGGCAATCCTCTGCCCACAATGAGATACAAGAGGGCTTTGGAACACATCGAAGAAGCCCCGGGAAAGATCATCCTGTGGACGTCTTTTCGCTGGTGCCTAGCAGAGTGGGAGCGTCTGCTAACCTACCACGACATCGGGTATGTTCGCTACCAGAAAGGCGATAACGATTCCATCAAGTTATGGAAGAGGGATCCAAAGAGAATCGTGTTTCTGGGCAACCCTCACTCGGGCGGCATCGGATTGAATCTTGCTAATGCAGACACGATGATCTATTTCAACAACACTGACGACGCCGAGATTCGGTGGCAGTCCGAAGACCGTGCTCACCGTATCGGGCAGACGGAGCACCTGAATATCATTGATCTATTTTCGCCTGGGACTGTTGAAATAAAGATGCAGAAACAGCAGGCCGCCAAAGAATCCCTGGCGAACATTGTGATGAGAAGAGGGTGGAGAGCCGCACTTTAATTGCCACCTGGCAACGGGCTTGCTTGTCAGCTTGGGGGGTGCTACCATGCTTACGGCGACGCCCATGGGGGGCGGCGTTCTCCTGGGGATATACGACATGCTGGTCTTGTTTGAATTCGAAGGTCGGGATTTCGTGGTGCGGGCCACGCCGTTTGGGAAGAACGGGTACCATCACGGCAGGGTGCTCTATGCGGATCCGGTGAAGGTGCCGTTGGAAGAACGAGTTTCACTCCCCCCGGCTGTGGTGGAAAAGCCGAAGCCCGTGGAAAAGCCGAAGCCCGTGGAAAAGCCGAAGCCCGTGGAAAAACTGACGAGCAGGGCGATCGACACGGCGCGTCGTCACCCGAATCTGGCCATCTGGGATTCTCAGGCCAAGGCTTTCTGGAATTGGTTGGTGGAGAAGAATAAGTTGAGCGGGCTGGTCACCTCGCTCCACCAAGAATTTCGTGAATCGCGAGGGGAAAAGCGGTCGCCCGGCCTTGCCTTTCAGGTGGCCGCGTGTGGGGAACGTCTGGGCATGTGGAAGGTCATCGAGAACAAGAAGCGCACCCGGTTCAGCCTGCAAGTGGCGAAGGCGTAGCGTGAATGGATATGGATATTCGTGGCCGGGAATGGAACCCGGCGATCAAGAAATTGATGATGTCGCCGGGGGCATATCGCGCTCGTGCGCTTGTCCGCAGAAACATAGCCGCCCAGGATCTTGTCGAGGGGGACACATGGGCGGCCCACAACAATCTGCGTGAAGCGGAACGTCTTGAGAGGGAGGCTCATGCGTATCAAGGGGATGATGTGGCAAGAAGTCCGCAAGTGGAACCGAATCCGGAAGGAACTCGGATACCTGCCCCACTACCACCACGTCGGCCGGATACGGATGGAAGTCCGGTTCGTCCTATGCCGAAACGATAAGCGATGGTGGACCGTGGTGAACCTGACAACAGGTAAGACCCACGAGTTCCACAAGAATGGCACCCCCCGGAATGGTTCCAGGGGGCGTCTCGTCGGACCACTAATCGTTAAACGGAGGATCATCCGGCTATGAATTTCTTGTCGCAGGTCTCATTCTGGGCAGGGCTGCTTATCGGCATCGTTGGAACTGCCATGATCGTGGGGGGTTTCGCCCTCTGGGCTCTTCGTGATGTCCAGGAGGATGCGGACTGATGTTCGAACCATATCCGGCTATGCCGATTCCTCATCAAGATGCCGCAAAGGAACTGAAATGGGTAAGACGGTCATTCTCCGCAATGTTCTCCAACACGGAGCATCTGGCAGACTCTCTGCTGTTCATTCGCTCAAAGCAGCAGGAACCCGTGTTCCTAAAGGCCATCAGCGAAGTGTTGATGAAGCTTCACCCAAGCGTCACACCATCGCTCGAAGCAATCTACCGGAAAAGTCCCCCCGGAGGGATTCGCGTGGTGTTCAGCCCGGACAGCAGGGTTCGTCCGTCCTTCAGATGGAAGGGGATAATAGCTCCCGCCGTCTACGTAGCGCCGGATCTGGACAACATCGTACTCATGCGGGGGGCGCTGCTATATCGCGACACCGCTGGGTGGAGCATTCACACGTGAATGGCACCATATTCAAGAATCGGCGAATCCACCCGTCGCGAATCTTCCTGGCCCTGAATCGCACGAAAAACAGTGTGCGAGGGGTGCTGGTAGAAGCCGACGGAACCTCGATCCAGGCCACGGTGACCCTGGAGTCGTTGACTGTCGACTTCCCTTTCGTGTTCTGGATGCCGCCCCATGGAGATAACGATGTCCGATAACATCGGCGTGAGCCGCGCCCGCCTGATCCAGGAATTGTCCGACGGCTTGGTGTTCAAGATGTCGGGAAGTCAGCTGGACGAGTTTCGGGAATTCGTTTTCAAAGCGATGTCCTCGATAGACTCAGCCGAAACCCTCGATGTGGTGCTCGCCATAAAGGGGTTCGCAGAAGATAACAGGGGCGGCCATACTGGAGAAAGCCGGTTCGAGTCCATATTTTCGGTTCCCAAAGATGCGGCAGAAAGTATCATGAACGATACCTTCCTGAATTCCGCGACGTCTGTACTGGAAGATGATCAGCTTTCAACTCTAGCCAACACCACCGGATCCATCTTCTGCCGTCAGAAGGAGCATCTTAGTAGTGACCCAATTGAGGTGGAGAGCAATTCTATCAGCGATATTCTGGTAAACCTAATTCTGAATCTGGTGCGGAGACGAAAACCCGGATTCAACCTAGACAGTAGGGCGAATTCCAATTTCTTGATTATTCACTACCGCTACAGAGACATGAAGGGGGTCATTCGCACCCACTTCTCTGCCATGTGGCAAATGCGGAATTAAATGATTGTTTGCAGCTCGTAACGGACCGTGGTACGGTGGCGTTGCCCGGCATATCGTCGGGCGTAAAGGGAAAGTGTCTTATCATGACCAATCGCTTCATCTTGGCGGCCGCGGTCGCCCTCCTGGCCCTCCCCGCCTACGCGGCGGAAATCGGGGTTGGCGTCGGCTCGCTCCAGACGGGTGCCGGTGCGGCCGGCGTGACCGGTGCGCAGTCGTCCTCGCAGGGGGGCTCCGTCACGGCCCTCGCCGGCATCTCGGCGGGCGGCGTTCGTTCGGGCCAGACCTCGCAGACCCAGGGCCTCGCCGGCGGTCAGGCTTCCTGTGTGAGCGGTCCGAGCTGCACGTCCATCGGCGAGTACTCCGGCACGTCGTCCACGACGGGCGGTGTGGTCCATGGCGGCTTCTCGCTCGGCGGCGCGGCCGGAGTGCAGTCCGGTCAGGCGCAGGGCGTCGCGGGCGGCATCGGTGCGGGTCAGGCGGGCACGAACTACTCGTTCGGCAGCATCTTCGCCAACCCGTGATCTGACGAGGGCGGGCGTCCGCAAGTCGCCCGCCTAGAGATCCGGCCCCTCAACGGGTAGCGATCCGTCCCGTTCCGGATAAGTCCTGGTGGCCCCAACTGAGGGGACGGGTCATCAGGCATCTTCTTTCAAGGGAAAACCGCTATGCAGAAAACCATCTTTCATGCGAGCGTGTATCTGGGTGTAGCGCTCGGCCTCATGGCCGCGATCGTCAGCCCAGCAAGCGCGCAGGTCAGCGCCACCGGAACCGGGCAGGCGGCGGCGGGAGCCGATGCATCTGCCGGGGCGGCGAGCCGGTCCGGGGCGAGCGTCACCCAGAACTACTACCAGTCTGGTGAGTCACGTACCGTCGTGGACTACACCGGCGGCACGAACAACCGCACGACCGTTCAGGGGGGAACCCAGGACACCTATCGAGCGACGATTCGTAACACGCCGGATGTCTACGCCCCGAATGTGAGCGGCGGCACCAATTCGTGTCTCGTAGGCATCAGCGGTGGTGGCTCCGTCGCCGGCTTCGGTATCGGGCTCGGCGGAAATTGGTCCGATCCGGATTGCGAGCGTCGTCAGCTCGCGGCCCTGCTCTACAACACGGGTCAGCAGAACGTGGCGCAAGAAGTTCTGTGCGCTTCCAGGGAAGTCCGCGAAGCCCGCCAGCGGATGGGCCAGCCCTGTCGTGCTGATCAGACTCAACAGATTGCGCAGCAGCCGGTGATGGTCGCCAACACGACCGCCGGCCCTGTCCAAGTCATCGGTGGCGGAGCTGTCCCCCAGCCCACCGCCTCCGTGAACACCGTGCCGGACTGGTGCCTGACGGCCTCCCCCCAGGAGCGTAGGCGCTATTCCCAGTGCGCGGGTCCGACAATCGTGCGATAATCCCCGAACCCCCAATCGCCGATCGTCTGTCGCAACTCGGGCGGGGCCGCAAGGTTCCGCCCATTTTTCTAGGATCAGCAGCCATGCGCCGCGTCACCTACAAGGTCACCGTAGACGTACCTGACAGCCTGACGAATACGGAAATGGCCGAGTACATCAAAGACGAAGTTGACAGCGGCGGGGGGAATCGTGAACCCCTGGATCCGCTATTCCTGAAGAAGAACACCGTCGTTAAGATTCACAACGTGAAGGGATCCAAGTGATGGAGACGGTGGATCCACATCTTCTTCGGCTCATGCAGCTCGAAAAAGAAACTGACGAATACTTGGCGGAAATGAAGAGGTGGGACCAAAGACACCGCCGGACACTCCGCCACAGCATCTGGCTTCTTTGGGCGGCTACGATATTCAATGTCGTGGCAGGGGTTTTCAATCTGCTGGGTGTTTTCTGATGCCCTGCCCTCGCTGCAACAGTCATCGCCTGTGGGATGATAATCTTGCATGGGGATGCTGCGATTGCGAATTCTTTACTACCGGCGAGATTCGCAATGTCGGCCACACCAGCCGGGATGTTTTTCACACACCAGGGCCGAAGCCCGGCACCTGGAACCCTGAAAGGAATCGAGATGCAACGTCTACTGAAAGAAGCGTGGTGGGTGACGAAACTGGTGATCTGCCTGCTGGCGATGGCCTATCTGACATTGACGAAAGCGAAAGCTGACGAAACCCCCCGCGCTGGGCAGTTCTTCGTCAACGTATTCGCCGGGATGATGGTGTTCGACAGCACCGTCACTGTCGGCGGCATCAAGCTGATCGACCAGGGCGGCGACGCTAGCCAGGGGGGAATTCGTGCAGGCTGGATCAACGGTGGCGCCTTCCATCTAGGAGTAGAAGTGGAGGGCTTGCTGGCGAGCGGACGTTCCCGTGCGTACATCCCGGCAGGCAATGCCACCGGCGGGGTCACGGACATCTACAGCCGGGACGTCAGCGGGGGATATGGAATCTACGGCCGCATCGGTTGGCGCACACGAGGGAACAGCATCATGTTCCTGCGGCCGGGTATCCAGTATCTGAATACGAGCGCGGGTTGGGACACCGCCCCGGCGATCGGCGTTTCCGCTGAAGTCCCCATTGAACAAGACTGGGCCATGCGTCTCGATGCGACCTACGCCAAGGGTGACATCGAATACTACAACGGCACGATTGGCATCGTATTCCGCTTCTGAAGCGCCACGGGAAAATCGCTTAGGGAGCCCGGCTGGGAGCGGCCGGGCTTTCTTTTTTGCCCAAAACCAGGGAGCATGCCTAGGCATATATCAACAGCCGCTAAGGCATTCCCAGAGCCTTTTAGCCGCCGGCCAGTACTACCCTAGCGCCCTAGGGGCCAGGGGGGCTCCTACGCCCCTCTAAATAGGCTGCATTTTAGGTCGCCGCCACCAGGGCTTAGGCTCCCGGCGCGGGCAAGGGGCGGAGGATAACCCCCCGCCCCTTCAACGGCCCGGTCTGGTCGATTAGCTTCTAGAGCGTTGTCCTAGCTAGACCCATGGGGATGATGTCCGGTTTTCGGATATGACCAGCGCGGGCCGAAGTTCTACTTCTGCGAATCTTCGAACAGGCGCTGTCTGAGAAGATATCCTTCCAGCTGCCACAGAGGCTTGAACGCATTGTCGAATGCGTACCGCTTCCCGACCTCGGCGTCGTAGTTCTCCGGGCTGGCCGGAGCAGACACGCCGGTGGACAGCCAGCCGTTCTCCATCGTGATGATGCAGATGGTGAGCTGATCCCGCAGGACGTAGGACACATTGCTGATTCGAGCCCGGATGGACTCTTCGGTCACACGCGGCGCGGTCTTGGTGGCGACGACAGCCTTGGCTTCATCCAGACTCAGTTCGGGTTCCATGATATTCTCCTGGTGATGGGGGGCTAGAAGTTCTCGGCAGCGTTCCCCCCGCCCGCTGCCGAATTCAGAAACACGATGTTAGATCTGCGCCCAGGTCAGGGACATCGTGCGATGGTGGAATGCCTCGAGGTTCACATCGAAGCTCGTGCTGTTCACGCTGGGCGGGGCTTCGTGCGTCAGCGTAAATGTCAGAACAACGGTGTGGTCTCCGGTGCCTCCGGTCACTTCCACGGCGGCTGCCCCGGACATACCCGCATCCGGAGTCTGCGCTTCACGCCAGATATCAACGAGATAGGAGGGTGAATCACCGTTGAAATACCGAGAGTACAGGAAGGTCATACGAGCCGTGTACCTGCGAGCTCGTGGCGTGGTGCTGTAGGATGCAGCCACGTCGATCTCGAATTCCAGTCGAGAGCCGGATCCTGAGATGGCTGCCGGAACCACCATGGTCACCTGGAACTTGGTTTCCGTGCCACTGGACAATCTGCCCGAGATAGGAATCGGGATATTGCCCGCGATAGGATCAGTTGAGCTGACCGACTTGGAACGGATTCTGCCGTTGAACTCGGCCCTGTGATAGTTATTCCAGTGACGCTCGGCGATGATGACGCCCCCCGGATTCGCCGCAGAGGTAGACCAGCGGAAAGGCACCGCATCATCGGAAGATCCGCCTCGTACGAAGATAATACGGGAGGGATCATTGAAGTCGTGTATGATGTGGGCCGCCCCGGTCAGGTGAAGATCATTCACCAGAATAACTGTGGGGGAGGAAGACCCGCCTTCAGCCCGGACAATCAGCTTGCCAGTGTTGTAGATCAAGTTGCCGGGTCCGAACTGCTGGTTCGTTCCCACGGCGTTGCCGCTCTTCAGGACCACTGTCCCCTCGAAATTGCAGTTCATTACCTGCGACAGGCCGAACTTTCCGGCCTCGAGATCCACGCCATTCGGATTCGAGACGGTGTTGCCCCAGAACTTGCACGCGCTCATCTGGACACCGACGGTGCTTGCCAGTATGAACCCGGTGCCGTTCGTTCGAACACGGCACCCTATGAAGTGCGCGTCGGCGACCAGCAGCGTGTTCGTGAACGCGGCCCCGACGTTGCTGATCCAGTCACAGTCGATCCAGGTCTGCCCCCCGATGGCGCCGGTTGTGACAGTACCGTTCTCGGTCTCTCCTGTCCAGTGCTGGCCGGATACCGTAGCGCCCGTGAATCGGCAATTCAGGAACTCCGCCTGGGCGGTCATGTGGATGCTGCAATGTTCTTTTATGCTGTTCGCATTGAACGTGATGTTGCGAACAGACAGCATCCAATCTGCCGAAGTGTCATTCGAGACCCAGGCGTTGCTCGCCATCAGGTAGCGAACATCTCCGGCGTTGATTCCGAGAAGTGTGGCATCTCCGCTCGAGACAATGTTCAGCCGCTTGTCGGGAAGGACCCAATTCGACAGAGCGTAGGTTCGCCCGCTGGCGACTTCGATGGTTCCGGACACCGGCGCGTAGACTGTCGACTTGTCGAAGGCCGGCTTGTCGTCCGTTGCTCCGTCACGAACTGCCCCGAACATTTCGGGCTTGACGATATCCGTCTTCAGTTCGTACCAGTTTCCGGCAGTGTCCTGGAACCGGCCGTCGTGCGAAGGCTGGCTCACGACTCGAACATACGGAGCCTGACCGCCATCGCCTGGAACGGCGTAGGCGGCTGTCGATATGACAGCGCCGATGGGTAGCGCCAGCGCCGCCACCAGAGCCGCGGCTTGAGCAACGGTGCTGAAGACCAGACCAGCTCCTCGCGCGACGGCGAACCGCACTTGATCCATGAGAGTCATCCGGCGATTTTCATCATCTTGAAAGACCGGAAGGATTTCATCGCCAGTCAGGCTAGTCACAAGAGGGTAGTCGGGATTGGCGGGTCCGGGGTACTTCACCCAATTCCCGCTCTGCCGCATGTACGGATCCCCGTTGTTCGGGGCATCCACAAGACCCTGGCCTGGTCCGGCCAGGAACACGTTGACCACCGGAATGGGAAAGGCCGGCTCGACCTTCACCTGTATGACGTCGGACATGTCGGCCTCCTTACGGCTTGGATTCGGTTACATCAAGTACGAAGGTGACTGCCCCGGCCAGGACAGTCTGCACATCACCTCCGGGGTAGGTCAGCTGAAGATCCCATACCCCCCGCAGGGTGGACACGTCCGTATCCACCGGGCTCATGGCGAGATGAACCTGATTCGGCAGGATGATCGTGCAGCCGATATCCTTGATGATTATGCCGCGTGGAGCGGTGCGAATTTCGGCCTTCGCCGTAACGCCTGTCAGATCTGCGGGCTCGGTCATAGCCTTGTCGAGCCACAGATCAACCTGCTGCCGGAAAGAATCCCGGCGGTAGATACGAAGGTCATGGTTTCCGGGCAGCATGTCGATTATCCTTCAGGTCAGGGGCGGCCAGGGAAGTCCGAGGATGCCGTGGGTCACGGGGCCAGCGATACCGTCTTCCGTGATGCTGGCGGCCCTCTGCTGTTCCCTTACAGCCTGCATCGTCTGCGGGCCGTAGGCGCCGTCTGCGGGAAGACCCAGGCGAACCTGGAGCGTGCGAACAGCATCCCCCCGGCTGCCGAGCCGCAGAGGAGGCACGTAGGGGGGTGGTGCCCCGCCGCCGCGCGCATGCCGTTCGTACGAGCTCACGATTTTGGAGTCGTAGTGGTTCTCCCTGTAGGCTTCACCGTTGTAGGCGCGAGCCAGCCGGGCAGCCGCCTGAGGATCCGGCAGCTTGCGCATGTCGGGTTCGAGCTTCTTGGCCCGAATGAATCCGGCGAACGACCGCAGCTGACCGGCCATGCCCGAAACCTGGTCCTCCACCATTGACTGGACAGAGTCATAGCCGACCATCTGGTAGTTGAACCCCATGATCTGGAAGGCGCCCCACGAAGTCGCCTTTAGTGCGGCATCAACATCCAGAGCCATGGCATCGTTGAGGCGCTCATATTGATGTTCACCCGGACGACCATAGAGCGAACGATCCCATTTCTGGCTGGAGAGGAGAACGCCGTTCCTGTCCTTGGCCCCGGAGAACTTGCCCTTGGTCTCGCGATGAAAGACGTGGGCCTCGTAGAGAATCTTGGGTCTACCGTCCGGTAAGAACCCCTCTCCAGAAGCCTCCACTTCTGCGAATGCACGAACCGCAGCCTCCGGAACGTTGAGCCCTTCCGCGACTTGTTGAAAATCCGCATCGGTCAGTTCCCTGATTGCGGTGGTGTTGATGAACACGATTTCGTTCACGTAACTTCTCCTTGTCTTTCCACTACACGAAGTAGCGGGGGTTTTGGAATCTTGAGCGGAACAAAGTCTTCCGTTTTCGCAGCCCCTGAATTTATCAGGGCTTGTCTGGCATTATTCGCCGCATGGTACGCATCTCGCCAGTCACCATACTGTTCGTACATCTTTATTCGCTGGAGTTCCACAAGCTGTTCTGTCTCACGCAGTCTAGCTCGAAACGCCTGGATGTCGACCCGAAGACTTTCTATCTCGTGTGCTTGTCTCTCCCACAGTTCTCGCTGATCTTCTCGAATAGACTTCTGCATCTGGTCATTCAGTGACGCGATGCGGGCATCCCGACCTCGGAAGTACGTGACTAGCATAATGCCCATCGCAATGAACACTACCCCCCAAGGACCATAAGCCGCCAGCATGGCACTGGAGAATATCGTCCCTATAGTGCCAGCCTCCATACCTAGACATCCTTTCTAGTAGCGAGGCGGATGCTGTACTCCTCCTCCCACAAAACGTGCAGCGCAACGTAGACATTACCTATCGAGCAAGCCAGATAGATTGCTGCGGTAGGATTCCAGGGGGTGGCGATTAGCGAACCGCAGGTCATCGAACCCCAAAGACAAGCCAGTAGGCCGGCGGTCAGCCAACGGATCCATTTTCCGCAGTGCTTCATTCGCTCTCCCGAATGACTGGTTAGGGCCATGCCGCTCTGTAAAGTTCCACCTAGAAGACCAGCCCACTGCCAGAAAGCCTCAGGCTGGACAGAAGAAAGAACCAGCAAAGATCCGAACGGCGGGCCGCCCTTCCAGTCCAACCACTGCAGAAAAAAGAACATGGCAGTAGCCACCCCGAATAGAACCTCGAATATCCAAGGTTCTCTCCTGAATATCCAGCGAAAAGTGCGATAGGCTCGCTTGACTGGTGTCGGCATCCACATGGCTCCCATCCCTGTATTGTTGACACATAGTCACCTATCTAGCCCAGAGACAACACGGGACGCACATGACCGAAGAGCGTACATGAACTCTTCGTGCCTATTCTCGGCATTTACTCGCAACGCCCAGAAAAACATTCCATTCAGCACCACGATCATCGCCAGGAGAGCCAGCATGTTAGCATCAAGTCGCGTGACTGTATGTTTCACCGCCTCCAGCACACCCGCCTTCATAGCCGGATCCTCCACATCTCTGGGTGCGGGGGGTTTCGGCGTGATGACGGGTGCCTCGCTCATGTTCCCCCCTCCAGCTCAGCCACGCGGGCGGTCAATTGCTGAACAGCGCGAACCAGCCACGGAATCAACACACCGGGATCTGCCGACAGCATTCCTCCCTCCAGCTCAGCCACTGGCCGGGAGACGACTGCCTCGGGGAAGACTTCCTGTAGCTGCTGTGCGACGAAGCCCGCGCGGGTGTGACTGTCCGACTGAGGAGCGAATTCCAGCTCTCTGTTCCAGTTGAAGGATACGACGTTGACCTGGTTTATCAGGGACAGCGCGTCTTCTGATATTGGCGTGATGTCTTTCTTAATCCGCTCGTCGGACGGCGAGACCCACTGAACCTGATAGCTGTCCCCAGAACGAACAATGACACCGCTATTCTGTATCTCGAAGTAGCGGTCGCCGTTCGACGTGTTGAGTCGGAACCCATACCACTGACCGGAGATGTGGCACATCTGCATCGAAGGCGTAAAGCCGCCGAGATTGTTGTGCTGAAGACATCCGGTGACGTAGTTTCCGTCATAGGCGAAATTCGTGAACGACAGACCGGAACCGGCACCAGTGACCACAAGGCTCTCGCTATTCACCGAGCTGCCAAATCCCCCGGAACCGGCCACGGACAGATTACCGGAGAATCCAGCGTTGGTGGCGTTGATGTTTCCGGTCGAGGTGAGCTGAAATCCGCGAATTTCCCCTGGGGATTCCACATCGCCCGAGAAGGTGGCCTTCTTGTTACTACCAAGGTAGAGTACCTGCGAAGCAGTGCCGCCGACATAGGTGTTGAAGGACAGATATCCGTTGTTGGTCGCGCCTTCCTTGCCGCCCTGAATGGACGACCGGGTGGCGTTGCTGCCCGTAGCGAATTCCTGAACGAACAGCGCGTTATCGCCGGAATTTGCGTTTAGGAAGGTCACACCGACTTCGTAGGTGGTTGCCGCATTGCTGCGAACTGTCAGGGTTGCAGACCCTACCGCCAACCCGTTGAGCCCGATCTGCTTCGTGCTGCGCTTGATGTGCAGCATATTGGACAGTAGCGACCCGGCATCATCGTATGACTGCAGATAGAAATCGCTTCCCGCATTTCCGCTGGATTCGGCACCGGAAACATTGAACTGATAGCGATTCGTACCGCCGCTCTGGAACCGGATAAGCGAAGATCCGGCCGCCCCGGAAGAACGATTCAGCGCGAAATTGGGGGAACCAGCGGTGACACTCAGAGCGGGCGAGGTTATCGCTACCTCGGACGCCGAGACTGACATGCGAAGTGCCCCGGCCGTGGCGAGTCCCAGCTGATCCGCGGCCGCCCTGTAGATTCCCGTATTCGAGTCGCCATTGAAGGCGACACCGGGGGCAGCCGCGGTCCCATATGCGGCCAGGATAGGGCCAGTCAGCGAACCTCCGGTCAGGCTGAGGTTGCCGGCGACCGAGTATGTTCCGGCAGTCCGATTCAGCGTACCCATGGTACGGAAAGTCGTACCGTCATAGATCTTCATGACGTGCAGGGAGGGGGATCCCCCCTCGCCGCTCGTATCCACCCAGGGCTGACCCAATTCCGGGCTGGGTGGAGCCGCTGCGCCCGCGTGGTTGGTGTATAGGGCGGCTAGCGCGTTGTTAAACTTCGTCGCCAGCGTGATGCCATCGTCGACGGCGGCGTTGAGAGTCGGGCGGGCTGCCTGCGTCATGTCACGATACTCCCCGGCCGTAGCCGATTGCCTGCCAGTCGATGCTCCGGTCTACGGAGGTGCCGGCAGCGTTGAAGATTTCTACGGTGAGAGCCGTAGTCGAAACGGACTTTACCAGACGATCCCCAGATTGTCCGTTGTTGATAGTTACCGCGACTGTGGGGGGATCGAAGAACGGATACTGGAAGTCGATGTTGATACCCCCCGTGCCGGTGGACACATCGTCGCCGAACTCCCTGCGTTCAGAATGATCAACAATCAACAGGGCATGCTCCACCGAAGGCGTGAGGTCTGCTCTCCGCGATACAAGCCTGATTGCCCAATTGATCAGCCGTCCTTCAAGATCCGTATTCGCTACGGTGCCCAGCGGAATGTACGTGTCCGGACCGCCGGCCAAGGGAATCGCGGTCGACAGTGGGTCGAACCATGGAGAATCTAGCTTCGGGGCAAACTTCTGAATGGACACCCAGATCTGCACATTCCAGTTCCCCTTGGGGTCTGGCGTGAGAGGAAGAGCGTAGGATTTGATGGACCCACGAATGCGGAACACCCAAGAAGCAGGGTAGTCCACTGCGGATGTCGGATAGAACCAACCCTCGGGATAGTAATTCCCGCTGGTGTCCTTCGCCAATCGTAATTCTCCGCTAACCACTTCAGTGTTTTCGAAGACGCCCGTGAAGGTCGGCCCTTCGGTCAGGCGAGTCAGCTCGTTGACATTCGGCAGCACCCCTATCTTGGTAACGGACCAGGATACGACGCCGAAGTTTCCAGAAGTGTCGAATGCGCGAATCGCGTAGGTTCCGGTCTGGCTGTGGACAGTCAGCGACGTCAGCACCGGAGACACGTTGTCCACGACCGACACCATCCGCTCCCATTCTGGAGCAGCGCCGGAGATAGGGCTATCCTCCTGTGACAGAAACCTGATCTGATAGCCTCCCAGATCAGGAATGTCCGGCGCATCCCAGATAAGCATGGTGGTTTCGGATAGAACATTGGTGGTGAAGTTGATCTTCGGCGGCCCGGTAAGGTCCGGGTAGAATACGTCCGACACGCTGACCACGGCACCTCGCCGACCAGAAGCACTGATGGGCAGAACCTCGTAGCGAATGGTCGTACCGATCTGGCGCAGCGTGCGAGTATCGATCGTATCCCGGAAATTCGGGGTTGCCGTAGAGCCAATGTCGATACGAACATTCTCGTCTGAGTACGGAACCAGGGGGCTGTCCCCGGGATCTGGTACGATATAGGTCCGACGAATCATGTACTCCCGAACTTCGTAGCCGGGAGGATCCCATGTAAGCGAGATCTCGTGTGTCGGAACTTTATCGGTCGTATAGACATACAGCGTGGAAGACAGAATGAGATTACTGACACCCCCCAGCTCGCCCAGAATTCCGTTACCGTTGTTCGGAACGTATGGCGGAATAGCTCCTCCGTCGGCGGCGAAGATCCCGAGGGCTTCCTCCATGAACTCTATCTGAGCAGAGAGATCTGGGCCAGGAGTTATCTTATCGACAATCCAGTTTCCCGTCTCAGTGGTCAGCTGACCAATCGCGATGAGATCGCCCGGCCGCATGTGCTGAGCCCAATCAGCCGAGAAGGTGAGTTTATCGGCGGCCGGAGCCTCCATGATAGATATGGAGTTCCACAGATCTCCATTGTACGCGCGAATATCGGCGTACCACCCAGCGGGGGGAACGGGGGTGGGAAGACTCGCAATCAAATCAGTGTCGCCAAAGACAGGCAGCCTGAATCGGATAGTCGTGTCGCATGGCTGTCCCGACGCCGGGGTTATGTTCATCATGGGGCGGGCTATCGCAGCAGTCGGAAACCCTGCGAATGAGGAAGCTAGTGTCACCCGAGTTTCGAAGGACGTATCGAGAGTGATAGCCCCTCCGGTGTTGTTGCTGACGAACGCACCACCGCTGGTCTGGGCTTGGTTTATGAGACGAACAGTCGGCGCGGCGGTGGCGAGAGCCAATTGTCGCATCTGTACCGAAGACACCACGCCTTTATCGGCGGGAAGAGGCACGGGCGACCCGAAGGCCATCGTGCATGTCCCGGTTCCGGCGGGCGCCTGGAACCGAATGTCTACGTCCCAATAGCTCCACGTCCGCTTGGTGGCTACGATCTCTTTAGTCCAGCCCGCCCAACCGACGAATACCCAGTCGTCGGGCATGACCCCGATACCGGAGCCGGTGACAACACCCAGGTCTGCTCCGACACCTTGAGGATTCGCGATTAGCTGACCCCCCTGGGCGTTCACTCGCTGAAGCAGATCAGGGTTCTTATTCTTTACGCGGACGCGAGCTCCGGAGATGCGAAACACCATGTCCAGGCTAGTGCCGGCCACAGTCGGGGTTATCTGAATCCGCGGGTTGATTCCGACAACCACACCGAGCGTGCTGCCCAGCGTCATCTGAAAGACGTGGTTGCTGATCGAGTTATTGCTGAGATCAATGTCCGTGTCGATGACTGTTCCGAACCCGGCGCTCAGGTCAGCATTTATCCGCTGTCCAGCCAGGTGAACGGTGATGTTGGCGCTGTTGTCGATATCCGAGATTAGATCAATATATTGCTCGTACATGATCTTATCATCAGAGTTCACGAACACCATGCCGTTGTCGACCGGAACTGGTTGACCCGTACGGAATTGGTAGACGCCGATCAGCGTAGACGTTAGAGTCTGCGACTTGACCTGGATATCCACATAGTCCCTGCCGTCGGGCAAGACTCCTTTTCCGAGAACCGTGTGTGTGAGGCCAGAAGCAGCGAACCCGCTCGCCTGCCATCCGGGTGGCAGAGTCGTATCGGATCCAGCATTAGCCGGGCTATACGGCATGATATCTGCGCTGGTCATGGGGGGAGTCAGCGCGGGGAAATCGATTAGGCCATCGTGGGTGATGACTTGTCCGTCCACATTCCTAGCCCGAACAACGATGTTCGAGAATAGGCGATCCTGAGCAATTTTGACAAGATCCCCTCGTTGGCAGACCAGGTTCTCCACATCGGTAGTCAAGGTCAGCTTTTCACGACGCAGCATCGCCGCGGCGATGAAGTACCGTCCGGCACGCCAGACTTGCCAGGGTCGAACGCATCCGGGAAACTCCATAGTCTCAAACCGAAAGGCGTTCGCTGAACTGTAGCCGTCTGCATAGACAAACAGTTCTTCTTGATTCCAGGTATTCTCCGACATGTACTTCGCGCGAATCGCGTGGGGGAAGTCCACCCAGCTCCTGGTGGCTGAAAACCCGCTGGCATTTCGGTTGGTGAACATCTGAACCGGGTTACGGACTTCTTCTTCCTCCATCACGGAGTAAAGCCCATCCCTCATCGTAGGCGCCGCCCGGCCCGCCGAGCACACCGTCTGGCACAATTCGCCTATCGTGCTGCGGAAATCGATGACCATATCGAAGGTGCATTTGGTGTCGCCCTGAGGCGCGGCCGCGTCGCAGTTATTCGCCCATTGCTGACAGCGAGTCTGATCAATCTGCGACCACGGCACCGGACGAGGGTTGGCTTCGCCAGTCAGGATATCCTGATAAATCACACCAGGATTTCTGCTGGGCACCATCTGCCCGACACGGGCATCCCACAGGATAGAAGTCGCCAGGGCGTTAACCGCCTGGATCTGTCCGGTCACCTGCTCCGTAGCGGTGACGGCCAATTCCATGATGGTCCGAATGGACTTCGGATAAATGGGAGCCGACCAGCGCCCCGCGCGCATGGATCCCCAGGTGATGGCATTCGATACCAGACTGCTGTTGCTGACCGGCGTGCTGCGACGAACCATGATTCGCCACACATCTTCGTACGGCATCTGCAGGACCACAGATACGGTACGGGGGGAACGCGTCTGCCCGTGGAATTCCACATCGTACGGCGAGGGGCCAAAGGTCACCGTAAGCGGTCCGAGGATAACTCCCCCCGCGTAGGTCGTGATGGTTCCCTGCTGACCTTCGTGGCCCGGCAGAATTCCCGTATGGGTGTAGATATAGTTGACCCCGTCAGGGTTGCGATCCAGCTTCACCAGATACTGGCCGGGATTGTGAGGCGCGGGGTTGTCTATTCCCTGGACCGTGTAGTTCTGGCCAAGAAAGTTGAAGAACGCCCCGGTCGGAATGTTCAACGCTGCGGGATCTGAAGTGGTGAAGCCGGGCGGCTCCCTGTTCCAGATGTATGTTCCGAAGGATGCAACCTGAGCCTCTCCGGAAGTGTCGGTTCCTCCTTCGCCATTGAATATGGCGTACGGAGAAACATTGCTGATCGGCTGCCAGTTATTGGGATCAGAACTGGGAGCGTAAAAGACGGTGACGTGCTCGTTGCGTTGGAACGACGCTCCCTGCTGATTGTACTCGACGAGTCCTCCAGGGAATTGAAACTCCAGCACGACGGTAGAGGCGGCCTGCGGCACCGCCCGAATATTGTCTTGCAGCTGAACCAGAACAGCGTTGACCTCCATCGTCGCCTGGTCGTTGAGGTAGATGGACAAAGGCTGTCCGGCCGTGTAGTACGGATGAATGAACCACCGGGCTGTCGTAAATTCGCCGATCGGAGTATTTCCGATACGAAGATCTTCGATGAGCAATGGGCCTTGGCCGAAATCGAACAGGAGATGAAGTGTCTGGGCAGTCCCGCTGGACACGACATACGGTTCGGCTGCCAACGGCGGCGTGATACGATGACGTCCGTAGACACGGGGGACCACCCCATATGGATTCATCGTGTTCGTGGCGCCCTTGAGTCCGTAGGTGCTAGACTCGGAAGCGGCATTCCCACCGGAGCCTGAATTTCCAAGAAGCTTCGGACCCAGCTTCCCGGGCTGCACAAGAGCCCCTAGAGCAAGGTTGCCGGCAATAGCTATGCCCGCCGTAACCAGAGCAGTCGCTACAGGGTAGGCCGCCGCCGCAGCCGTTGCTCCGAGACCAGTGAATGCGCCCACGATGGCGGGAGCAGCATACCACGCCACGACTGCGATGGCGATAGCTGCGACAGCCAGACCAATCTGTTTTCCGGTGCTGCCGCCTCCGCCTCCGCCGCCGGACGGCCTCAGTATGACAAGAAGATTGCGCCCTTCTTTGGGCCGGGCGCTGCGCCACAGATGTTCGGGGACGTGCTGACCGTCTACCGTCACATGGGTCCAGGGGCGGAGTTCTGAATTCCAGTTGACCGCGGCCAACATCTCATCGATAGTCAAACCCTCGGGAAGGACATGCTGTTCCTGCTCGTTTGATAGGAACCGCTCCCGGGTTACGACTTCCATCTGCCGATCCTCACGATGGCGTTCTTCCAGAACCCTTCTTCGATGGACTCCAGACAAGACATGCGACCCGATAGGGTATGAAGCATTTTACCACGCCCGGCATAGACACCGCAATGGGTGGCTGCCTTTATCCCGAGTCTGAGAGCCAGGATATCGCCCACTTCGATGGCCTCTCGCGGGATGATTTTCCACTCCCCCCAGCGGCCTGAAATGTAGTCCTTCATGACATCGGTATCGCCCGAGTTCTCGTAGCCATCGTACCTGGGTATGAGATTGTGGAGCTCTTCGGCATGGAACAGCCACACGAGTCCCCAGCAATCACATCCCTGAAAGGTTGATCCACGATTCTCGTATGGAATCCCGATGTATGGCGAAAGATTCATGACGTGAACATTCCTGGATTCTGCGAGGGGTCGAAATCATACCGGGGATAGCCGAGCTGCCAAACGGAATCCACCAGCATCTTGACACGGATTTCCTGATTGGTTCCCTCGGCCTCCCGAAGGCGCAGCCAATCAGCATAGATGACGATGTTGTCAGGTTCCGAAGCCATGACCACCATGAGAGCGGCCCAGGCGGCATCCCCGGTCAGCGCCCGAAGACCCTGCCAGATACGAGTATCCACATTGTCAATGGTGATTTGGGAAGCAGAAACAGAAACATCGTTCGTATCAGGAAGGGATATGCTGAAAGGGCAGGCGATGTACGTGACCCCATTCGACACGACACTTTCGGTGTTGTTCACCAGATATATGTGTCTGTCCGGACCGTCTACTCCTGTGTCGATGTGCAGCAGGACCAGGAACACATCGTCGCCATTCTCGCGCTGCGATTCGCGAATAGCTTGAAGGGTAAGACCACGGGCCATTACGAAAACACCTCCTCGAGAGTGCCGGACACTTGAATGACCGGCTTTGTGTCTGCGCTGCCTGCGATCGCGGGGGGCTCCTTCCAGCGGACAAGAACCTGCGCCTCAGTGTACGGGTTTTTGACGTAGAAGGGTTGAGCGCCGGCCAGACAATCCTCGTTAAAGAATTGCAGCACGGCAGCCTCGTCCTCCCAATCCATCAGCCATTGAACCGTTATCTCGGTCCAGGTCTTGGTGAACCTTCTGCGAACCTTCGGATATCCGTCATCGACTGAGCTGCGGATAAGCGAAGGGACAGGCTGCCGTGACCATGAACGCGGGCACGAGAAGGGCCATGTTGGATAGGTTTCGGACATTAGACCCTCCCCTGGCGCTGCGCGCCGAACGACGTCCCGAGCGCATTGTCGAACCGTCCGTTAGTCATGCCGCGTTGGACAACTTGCTCGATGTAGATATCAATCTCTTTGCCGCCCAGACCATTCGTGCGTTCCTGCTGACGAGTCGTGGTGCCCTGAGCTTGATTATAGATGTTGACCACCGTCCCCCCTCCGCCGCTGACATCGGGATAGATATGGCCTGCTCCGGTTGGGGAGAACAGCTCTGGTCCGCGCTCTCCAACGATGTAGGCCGAGCCAGGGGACACTGGACCGCCAGAAGCACGACGACCAAGATTGATTCTCCCTCCGGAGGCCGCGCTCACTCCCTGAACGATGGCCTCGAAGATAAGGAATTCCAGGATCATCTTCTGCACGGCCTTGGCGAAATTCAAGGCCATCTCGTCGAACTTATCTTCGCCGGTGGAAACGAAATCCACAATGCTCTGGGCAAGATCGCCAGAAAACGTCTTGGCCGCCTGCTTTCCGATATCAAGCAGCGTCTGTTCGGCTTTATCCCTCAGCTGATCGACGCTGCGAGTCGCCTGATCCATAGTGCGGGTGACCGCGGCACCCACTTGTTCAGCAGGAACGCCGGCGGCAATCAGTCTATCTCGAAGAGTTTCGAGTTCTGTCTGCAGGCGACGAATCGCTTCTTGCGGATCTTCCCCAGACCGGTATAGCTGAGCGGCGGCAGTCTCGGCTTCGCGACGCACTGCCGTGAACAGCGTAACGATGGATTCTGTGCCGGTAGCGATACGCTGGATGAAGAGATCGTAGTTCGATTCCACATCGTGCTGAGTAGCATCCCAGTCACGTAGCGTCCGGTTGAGACCCTCCATGCCTCGGTCGCCGGCGCGTGCGATCTCTTCTACCTGACGCTGGCGCCGGTTGTTGAGCTGTTCAGCTTGACGCTCCTGGCGCTGTCTTTCAGCCAGTGATCGAGCAGCCGCCGCGCGGCCGGCCGCCCCAGCCTGTTCCAGTTCTCTGTTGTATGTGGTTAGAGAAGCCGCACGTTCCTCCGCGAGCTGACGATCAAGCTGTGCTTCTGCTTCACCGCCCTGCCGACGAGCAACAATACGACGAGTTGTCTCAGATGCGGTGATTGCGGTCAGGCGTTCTTGATGTTCCCGCAAAGCCTTAGCCTCGGGACGAGCTTCTTCGAGAATCAACCGACGACGCGCTGCCCATTCCGCCGCCCGCTGTTCCTGGCCCTGCTGAATTCTCCGGGCGTCTGCAGAGTATTCCTCCATAGCGCCGCGTTCTTGAATATCAGCCCGCTCACGGTTGATAGCTTCCAGCTGCTGACGGGCTTCGGCGAGCTGCTGCTCTTGCTGCGCTCTGTTCTGTCCGGGCGCGCCACCTCGTACGCCAAACGGAGTCACTTCAATCCGGCCAATCGACCGAATGCTTGTCTCTAGTTCCTGAATTGTCCGATTGGCTGCTCGAGCCTGCTCATCGAGATAGACAATTCTCGCCGCCGGCCCGGAATTCGGGTTGGCGCCCTCGATTCCCTGGGCCGTGAGCGCCGTCACCTGACCAAGGTTGTTCAGCAGTCGAGCCAGAAATTCCGTAGCTCCGATACGACGGTCGATAGCCGCGACCATCGCCAACGCGGCATCCTGCGCGACCTGCCAGCCCTGGCGAAGTGTCAGGGGGAGACCCTGAAGCTGAGCCTGTAGAGCACCCCCCGCACGGAGCAAGGCTGGGAATACACGATCAGCCGTCAGCTTTCCCTCTTCACCCATCTGGCGAAGCTGCCCAACGGTGACCCCCAATTCACGGGCCAGCGCCTGAGCGAGCTGGGGCATGTTCTCAAGAACAGATCGCAGTTCATCACCATTCAGCCTGCCGGATGCGAGACCCTGGGACAGCTGAGTGATGGCAGCGGCTGCCTCCTGTGGCGCTTGACCAGATAGCTGGGAGAAGCCGGCCAGCGTATTGACCAGACCTAGAAGCTGCGCTCTCGTAGCGCCTAGAGAGGCGGTGGCTACCGAGAATCTTTGGAATTGGTTGACCAGGTCTTGAACAGGCTGCCCCGTACGAGCAGCGATGTTCTGGATATCGGTGAACAGACCGACCGCAGAAGCTCGCGTGGTTCCAGTGATGACCTGAAGACGACGGATGGACGAGTTCAGATCATCAACCTGAACAGCCAGATTTCCGAGTGCCTGAAGTCCCTGTAGTCCCACATAGGCCAGGACGAATGCCTTCACGCTCTTCGCCGCCTCGTCGAACGACTTAGCCATCAGGCTAGTGCTCTGTTCGATCTTTGTATTGGCGCCTTGAGCCCGGGTCTCTATCTGACCCATCCTCGTCTCAACTCGCTTCAGCGAGGCTTCGAGGCCCTCCAGCTTCGCACTAAATGCGACGACGAGTTCGGCGGTAGCCATCAGAGATACTTCCTATTCAAGCGGTTTATCTCGGCCTGGATACCTCGATCGTAGGCATCACGTAGCTGAGCCCCGACCTCCCCCTGCGCATAGGAAGTTCCCTGCGCAGTAGCCTTCTCCCAGAAATGCGGGTTCTGCTTGCGTCCCCACATCATACCGCGGTTCGCACCAGCGCGAGTCTTGCGTTGACGCGTCCCTAGAACAACTAGATGAAAGTGCGCTGCCCTGGGCGCCAGCACCGTCATCTGTGCCGCCTTGCGGGACTTACGCGCCCTGCCGGGAGTGCGGCCGCTGCTCTGTCGAGTCAGCCGAGAAGACCGAGTAGAAGTCGCCCCATATGCGATGGCACGCGATATAGTGTTCGGAAACGACTTCACCCGGCGAACTCGAGATGCCCGGATAGCCCGCCACAGCCTTGCAGATTCCGGCTTGCGACGAGGCTTCCTTCTGTCTCGGGGAGCCAATCGCTTGGCTATTCTGGCTGTCCGCTGCGCTTGCTTGAACACCCAGGCGTCCATAATCTTCTTGACCACCCGCCCAGGCAGATTCTTCATCGCGCTGACGAATTCTCGCCTGCCCAGGATTACGGCGCTTCCGGTGTTCAGGGCCATTACAGCGAACCCCCCATCTGCAGGATGAACGCCTTCATGTGAATAGCCTCGCGGTCTTCACCTTCTTGTTCGGCGTATGTCTTCTCAACACCACGTCGTATCAACATGAACGAGTCGATGTCGTACCGATGCCGCTTGGAATTGATGTTCGCCATCGTGGACGCGATGATCGCGGCCCCCAGGTCTACCCTCTCTTCCACAAACGGCTCCATGGCGTAGAACTCCTGCCAGTCGTGATACTCAGCTAGGGAGAGTCGCTCTCCGAGTTCATCGACGGTAGTTCCCCCAATGGCAATGGCGAGCCGGTGGAGGAACCGCTCGTCACGTCCAAAGGGCTCTTTCTCGGCTGGGATAGTTTCCCAACCGCCTCCGACAGAACGTCGAACACCCGAAGTGGCAGTTCGTAGACTCGTTCGATTCCAAAGGATTTCCCCTTGTCGTCGATGAGCATGCCGGCGAGCATGCGGTAGGCGAATTCGTCGTTGGGATGCTTCCGGGTCTCCAGATAGTCCGCAAGGCGCGGTTCCCGAAGACGGAAGATGTCCCCGTCGATATTCAGCTCCTGGACTTTCAACACGACGGGGACTCCTCAGGCTTGCTTGTCGAGATAGACCGGCGCTTCCTTGATCTGGAACGTGCCGTTGAACGTCACGGCCTGTTCCACACCCGGCGGGGCGGCAGCCCAAGAAGATACGACGCCCGCCATGATGCCCGTCTGCCCGCCACGGGTGATCCAGATCATGTTGCGCGTCAGGCCATCCTTCTGGGCCTTAATCAGCTCCTTTTGTCCGGCATCGCTGAGATCCAGCGGGCCGCTGAAGGTGGCCGAACCGGGGCTGCTGAGGCCGGCGACATTCCGACGTTCCAGGTCACACATCGTGGTGACGTCGACCTCGCCCGGCTGCGAGGCTTCATTGCCGAATTCGGAGAAGCAGGTCTCGACCAGACCAACCTTCCGCATGGTGCCGGCCGTCGCCGTTCCGGTCTCGGCCGTGGTGTCCGTCTCGACAGTAACGCTCGTGGCGGTTGCCAAGAATACCCGATGCGCCGTCAGCCGGTCGAGCGTCTTGAAGCCCGTGCCCTGGATGACAATGAAGTCACCCTTGACCAGAGTCGCACCGACCGTCGTGAGAACTGCCATCGTCGCCTTGGTTGCACCCGTGGCCGGCGTGGTTGCGGCGGTTGGCATGGTCTCCGTCTTGAAGACCGAGCCAATGGTGGATTCGCGTGCCATGAATTAAGACCCTCCTCTGGTCTGGTATCGGTAGTTGAGACTCACTGCCAAGCGATACATGTCGCCGACAGCTTCGGTATCGGGAGCGGTCGGGGGGTCCACCGACTGGATCCAGAGCGTGCGCTCAGGATTGATCCACATCTCCCAGGCTTTCGTGACGACGTCGGCCATTGCGGCGATATCATCGTCGGATATACCCGAATAGCCGACCAGCGCAACCGAGGCACTGCCCTGCTCTTCGATCCAGGGGCGGCTGCCCATGGTCTCGTGGTTGCGGACAGAGGCGTCGAATATGAAGCTGCCCCATATCGGAACCTCGGTCTCGCTGAAATCAACGGGTTCGTTGATCGTTGCCACAAAGGGCAGCGAAGGCGTGAGAATAGGCCAGTACGCGATAAGCGTCTGACGAACGTAGATATTACTCATCCTCGCACCCTCAGCATATACACGATGGGTTCGCCCCTCAGGGTCTCCTCGTGTGCTTCCTCCACCGCCCGTATCTGACCGCGGACCTTTACGCGATCAAACTTCGTGGGCAGAGAGGGAACATCGCCAACACGAATGTAGACGATGAAGGCCCCCACTTCGAAATCGTTGAACAGTGAGTCCGCAACGGGGGACTGAACAGACGCCGTGATGAAGAGGGTCGAGCCTCCCTTTGGGGTGAACTCGATGGGTTCCCCGTACTTCGCGATCGTCTTGTCAATGGAGTCTTTCATGTCCCCACCAGAACGAACCTGGACCGCAGAGGATCCAGAACGCCCTTGTAGGGGGAGAGAGCATCGACGGACAAACCCCCCGCGCCGGAAGTGCGGATGGTCTGCAGATTGCCGGGCACGGCATACTCGACCCGAAGAGTGCCGATTGTGACAGCCTTTTCGGGAGGAACTCCGGAGGCATTTCCGCCAAAGTCCTCGTACCCGAGAGCGATCATCTGCTGCTTGATCAACTCCATGACGACCATGCGAAGACTGGCCGGCAGGGTTTCGTAGCCGGCGGAGTATAGGACCTCTGTCTCGGGGCCGGCCGGAATGAGGACTCGCGAAGTGGCTTTGTTGAGAATGATCGTGTCGTTGATCGATGTGATCTCGTCCAGCGGTGTTTCGCGAAGGAACCGATCACCATTGCGATCTTCGATATCGCGCCACACTTCCCTGAATTCCATGTAGCTTAGATACCGTCCGGTGTAATCCCGAATCAGCTGGCTGACGGCTTCGATGGAACCGATCAGCTGGATGTCCATCGGAGATTCCAGCGGATAGGTGATGCCGAACCAGTCTTTCGTCTCCTGCTCGGTGACCAGGCCCGGGATAGGATCGGTCACCACGGAGAAGTCAGAGAACCGGCTGCTGGTGATTCGTCCGGGCTCGTATAGATTCTGGCTCATTCTTCGCCCTCCACCTTCATGGGCACCGCGATGACTTCACCACCATCCATAGTCATGACTACGCCCGAACCTTCCCACAGGACGTTCTGAATTCCCCGACCGCGGGGACCTTCCGGACCCCTCGGGCCTTCTGGACCCGGCGGGCCAGCTTCTCCGCGCATGCCGCTCTTTCCACGCTGCGAAACCAGCCTCCACTCTGCGCCGGGGGGCTGGGTATCGGTGACGGCGAGTGCTCGCCATGTTGCCCCGTTGACCGCGACTTCTTGGTTCGGCTGGTAGAATACGCCTTCGGTCCATGGGCCAACGTGTTCGACCGGAGATAGCGAAAGATCGAATTGCTGACGAGTCCCATCAGAAAGGATGTAGGCCAGAGTGGCCTTCTGTCCATCGGGCGCGTATTCGAGGTCCACCTTCTGCACCCCGTTGACGACGAGGAACCAGTTTGCGTCTTTGTCCGGGGAAGACAACGTCGCGTTTCGCGCATACCACAGACCTCCTCTCCAAACCCCCCAGGTATCCGCAGGGGCACCCTGCCCATCTGCGAGTATCGTGGGTGGCGGGATTTGCCCCGCAGGACCCGCTGGACCCTGGGCGCCCGGCATGCCCTGCACACCCGGCTCGCCAGCGGCGCCACGTTCTCCGGCTTCGCCTCCCGGACCCGGAGGGCCAGGAGGTCCCTCTTTTCCCGGGGGGCCGGGGGGTCCAGGAGGGCCCGCCTCGCCTGCTTCGCCGTCTCGCAGGGAGCTGATGCGTTCTTCGGCCTTCGCCAGCATTTCGGCGTTCTGGGCCTGAAGACGTTCGATTACCTGAGTGGCCTGTTCACGAATTTCCAGGACTTCGCGTTCAGTTTTCTGGACTGCCAGCCCCGCTGTCGTATGGACATGGGTGGTCAGCTCGGAAAGATCCACTGCGGCCAGGGTGCTTTCCACAAATTCCAGTCGACCACCCAAATTGTCGATGGTCTTCGTGGCTTCTGCCAGGACATCAGTGAGATCTGAGCTGTCCACCTTCAGGATGAGTTCCTGCACGGAAGTCTCAGCCTTCTTCTCCAGCGTCTCGAGTCGCTCAGACAGGAGAATGCGGAACTGCTGCTCGTCTGTGAATCCCGTATCGACTCGTGACGACAGTGACCAGAAATTGTCCCCCCGCTTGGGCAGGTAGTCAATTGAAGAAAGCACCAGCGACTGAACTCCGCTCAGCGTCACGGATGAATCGCTGAGATTCGCGGTAAACATTTCCAGATCACGAAGCTTCGAACTGAGCGACTCGACTTCAGCCTGGGTGCGGGACAACTCCGTCCGGGTGTTGTCCAAAACTCTTGCTGCGATGCGCTCGATGTCATCCAGGGTGTGGACACTGGCGG